TACAAAAATTAAAATATGGATAGTTCTATTATCGCCGTGTTTCCCTTTATGTTTTTCTATCAGCGTACATAGTTTACCTATATCATATTTATCTACACCCTTTTCCTCCTCATAGTATTTTACAGAAATAAAATATATATCTTCCTTTTCTACCCATTTACCGTCTTCACCTTTAATTTTATATTTATTAACGAATGATATATCCGAATAACCACCACTATTACCGCTCTGAATATTATCACCTAAATATTTTTCAAATTGTCCAGACCAACATTTATCTTCATAATCAATGTTTTCTCTATTTAGATTACCGAATAAATGACAAGTATTATATTCTTTATAATCATCTGTTTCATTATTTTTCATAGTCAAATAATCTACTACACCGAATTTAATACAAATATCCCATAATCTTTCATAAACAAACCCCCTGTAAGAACGATCATTTTCCATAACAATCCCATCTTTTTCAGTTCCTCTGATATAATCTATTTTACAATCCCCTGCTTCTAATAAAATTTGCTTAATAGATTTATGTTTCATATCTTTGATTAAATCTTCAACACTCCCACCTTTACATTTCCTTAAACTCACTCCAACTTCCGATTCAACAACCACATGCTCCGCAGCGGGTTCGGGTTCCATATAATTATAATATATGAAAACATAAAAATACATATTAAAAAGTAATTAAATCATATTTTCTAACATCTCTAAGATATCTACTATGACTTTGCAATCCATGTAATTATAATAAATTATCTTTTTTATTTCTGTATATCGTTTTATAGGTATCTTTTTACTCAAAGCATCTTTTGATTTTTGTATGACTTCTATCATCGCCTCCAATCCATCCGTATTATCTACCCACTTATTCTTGATTAATTCATGATTATACAACATTTTAACGATTTCTTTTAATCCATATCCAAAACACCCTTGAATCGTAATCGGTTCACTTTTAAAATATGATAACAAATCAACATATGTGAAATTTGGATAATCTAAATGAGGATATTGCGATTTCATGTAATCAATATAAACGCGCTCGGCTGATGACCAATGATATATTTTAATATCATTTCCTACCACTCGTTTTAAATATTGTAACCAATATCTGACTATTTTTTCTTCTTCATCAAGAGTTAGATAACGAATAGTGAAATCTTTGAACACATTATTTTTCAAATCGATACATCCAATAATACAAATTTTAGGAATTTCATCACGTATCTCATCATTAAAGTAACTACTTCTTTCCTCTAGATTAATTACACCTTCAAAATCCAATACAATTGAGTTTTCTTTATCTCTAATATGATTAATAAATTCTCTAGACTTGATTCTTCTCGGTGAAATTTTCAACTCAGTTTGCCGATTCATATGAATCATTTTTTCTTGGATTCTTCTTCTTTCAGTTTCTTTAACCTCATAAGGATAAATATTATTGAGTAATAGTGGATCCTGCCATGTATAAATTCCTTTATCATGTAACAGACATCTTTTATGATATGAAATATTCCATACAAGTGTTATTTCTTGTATCTCTTCAGCTAATCGCTTCTTTTCATTGTACCATGGCCCAGTTTTAACATTCATATTTGGATATAATTCAGTTATCGTTGGTTTTGGATAAATTAACCATTCATCATAATACTGATTTAAATTATCAATCCATGCCAAAGCGTGCTGTATCTTATCTCTCATATCATTATCAAAAACATATCTCCCAACAACGCTTTTCTTTTTCATGATGCTATCTTTGTATTTATATTCTTTTGCGAATAGTATACCACAATCATTATAACCTAGGATCTCATTACATAAATAGATTTTACATTTGTAATAATACAATAGATTATCGTTGATTAAATCTGTCAAGTCTTTATTAAAGTTTACCGTTTGATAAACTATGTCTGAAACGATGTAAAGGGGCCAAAATGATTTATCATGTAAATCAGATATATATACTTCATTGAAGATTTCCTTAAAGATATCTCTGTGAATGATAAAATCGGGTATGACACTCAGATCATATCTTTCATGATACAAAATGGGTCTAATAAAGATACATTTTTGTTTCTCTTCTATTTTAGTCTTTATCAATTCATATCCTTGATCTTTATGAGTTTCATAATCTGTACTCATTAAAAATTGTATAAAATTTTCTTTATATGTGTGTTTCTTTTCCCTTAGTTCTATTTCAAAACGTGTTGGTTCAGACGGTTCATAAGTATTATTTATCTGATTTATCTTTTCAAACCAATCAGATAAGGGGTCGTTAATAATATAATTTTTCAATTCATGAAATGAATTCATATTAATAAGATTAATTATTTTTAATTAAATTTTAAACTTTATAGCGAATTAATTAAATTGATAAGTTTTTCTTTCACTTGTTTCATAGATTTTCTTTTTGTCTTCTTGCTCTTGCGCTTACTGGATTTCTTACGTTTGCCAGCCTTCTTGCGCTTACCAGATTTCTTTTTTGATTTCTTTTTAGAACGCTTTTTGCGTTTGCCGCCCCCACTCATGCCGCCCCCACTCATGTCAGAAGAACTATCAATAATGTCTTGCGATAATGGTTCATCTCCGGGACTACCATCTTCTGGATCAGGTAAGGGTAAATCGGATTCACTTAAGTATTGCATTACTTCTACATTCCATTCATCACGTTTATTTTCTAAAGAACCACCTGGAACAAATAATTCTTCTATTTTTTGTCTAGCAACTTGGTAACCATAAGATTTAACAACATCTTCCACCGCCCCTTTAATTAAATTCTGTGTTGCCGACAAAGTATCCGGGTCTATCATTCTTAAATCACCTGCATTATTGATTACAGTTATTAAGTTTCCTAATGGTGTTTCAGATGTTACTAATTTAGTTGGATTATTATCTGCACGTAATATTCTAATATTCAATAAATCATATTGAAATTTTAATGAGTATTTATATAATTCCATAAAATCTTCGCTTAATTCTGGACAAGCACTAAAATACAACCCTCGATTATCTATTACCGTGTTAAATACCATCGCCCCCCAAGTTAGTATATATTCTACAGACCATGTTGAAACATCCTCATTTAGAAACATTGTTAGGGAATCTATATTCCCACCTCTTTGAAGAATTGGTTCTCTTAGCCATTCAATACCACCTGGTTTATTTACGCACAATTTTAATACTGATAATAATTTTAGCATGGTATAAAGATAAACCATTACAAATCTCTTGAGACGACGTCTCTGTGTTTCTTCATCTGATGGATTTGTTATGTTTGCGAATGGACCCGAAAATAAAAGTTCTTTTTGATTAAACAAAGTCTCTAATATATATCTCATTATCTGACCAGCTCTTCCAGCCGTCTCTTCAGCGAATTTTACTGCCATATTGAATAATAAGATCAAACTAAGAACACCCACCTTTATAGTGCGACTGGAAACATACACTGTCGCATGAATACCGAATTTTACACCTCTTTCAGAAAGAGATTTAATAATTCTACCCCAATTAAATACACTTACTCTTAATAATTCTCCCACCCATCTAGCGGTTCCAACATCAAAATATACTGGAACAGGGAAATTAGGAAAACTCGTTCCCGGTCCCAGAATCTTTTCATAACCAGCAAGGGGTTGTGATGGTGGATTTACTAAGCAACTCACCGATCCATCTTGTTCCGAGATAGCCATTGATTCAGATTGAATAGCGGAATATTCTATCATGATTCGCTTAAATAATTCAAACACACTATTGCCCGATTCTAACATATCGGTTATATTATCACTAGGCTGTGGATTAAATGACCCGATAGACCATTTTAGTTGAGATGCTATTCGGGGTTGTAACCCCATCTCAGCTTGTTCTTCGGTATCTAATCTAAGTGTGGCTGGTTCAGAATCATCACTTAATTCATCCTCTCTCGGTGGATTATTACATAATTGAATTAATTTAACCCTTAGTTGCTCAAAAGATTGGTCTGGTAACATTTTTTGTATAGCTCTTAGAGTATCATTATCTCCAGAAGTTAAAAGTGTTTTTAAAGCATCATATACATCATGTACTCTGGGACCAGATGGAGGTTCTACATGTATTGAAAGTTGTTCTTCTTCTATTTCTCCTCTTTTTAATTTACCTGAAGAAGGATTCGCTTGTCTTGCCCCATATCCACCAGGGGGCTTTCGTTTCCCATATGGATTATATCTATCTGACATATTTATAATATTAATTATATTTTTTTTATATTTTTTTATATTTTTTATATTGCGGAATATAGTTCCATTTAATATCTATATAAAGATATAGATATATATTTAAATAGTATGATTTATTATTCAGAAGATACAGTTAATGATTTATTTCATAATGAAACATTTTTAAAAGACTGTGAAGATTATAAAAATTCGAACGATGAACTAACTAATTGCATGAAGTTTATCAATAATATTGAATTAAATAAGAAATATTTCAGACTTGAAATGAATAAACGTAGAGGTAAGAAACGTCAGCAATATAAGGAAACTGATACAACATGTATTAAGGAAGTTAATAGTCTCTTAAATAAATTAACTGATAAAAATATATTATCTATAAGAACAAAAATAAAAGGAAAACTCGGTGATAAAAACTATCTAAAAAATTTAACCATAGATAGTATACTTGAAAAGTGTATCATACATACACCATACATATCATTATACTTAGATCTAATTAATCATTTATATGGTAATGATAATAATGATGCGATTCAATCATCGAGTGATAAACTATATCAATCAATACTAAATATAGAGTTTAAAGAAGAAAGCGATTATTTGCGCATGTGTGAACGCAATAAAAAATTAGATAAATTGATTGGTCATTCTTTATTAGTTACGGAATTAGAAAAGAAGAAGATAGTTACCGGTAAAATTCACCCTGCATTAGAAAACTTAATAAAAAAATTAACTGAATGCGATGAATATGAAGAAAAATATAAATGTGTTCAGTGTTTATATAATATTTTCAAATCTTATTATGGTGAATACGTTTTACCGGAAGGATATAATCAAAAGCTGAAAACATTAATTGATAACGAAACAGTTATGAAAATTAAATTTAAAATGATGGATATTTTAGAGCGCAAATAAAGTAAAAGAATGTAAATAATTATATAGATACATTTCTATAGTGAATCCCACCAATAAAATACTTATCATTGTACATTTTTCTATTTTTTCATTCATCATTTTATATTGATTATATTATAAAAGATGATATCAAATTTACATTTACAAAAGGTTGCTATTTTATTATTCTTTGTCATGTTTGTATATTCAGGGTTCAATAAAATTCCGAATTTTAGTAAACTTGTTTCCGGTTTAGCGAAGAAAACGCATCTACCTTCTCCAATAAATGAATTAGGTATGATTGGTGTTATACTTTTAGAAACTATAGGAGCATTAGTTGTTGTTTATTATTTCTTATTCGGTGAAAATAAATATATAAGCAAAGAAGTAGTTAAGTATATTGTATCTTTATTTATACTATTCATGATTGTTGTAACACCTTTATATCATCCTCCCACAGATAAAATTATACCATTTTTAGCTAATATAACTACAACGGGTGGATTTTTATTAATCTATAACTTATTATAAATGATATCAAATGAATCTTTATTTTTAGTATTCAACGCATTAGTTGGATTTTTTAGCGATATAGTATTAAATATCATAGCAAAACATGATATTTACAAACCAATAACTACATTAAGACCTTATTTTGAAAATAAAACCATGTTTCAAGCCGCATTCTATGCTTTATTAACAGTTGTTATCATTGTAGGTATTATCATGAAAATATTTCAACTATTTTACAATAAATATTTACCGGAAACAAAGAAAGAATATGTTATTTATTTTATCCTAACATTCGTAGTAGGATATATAGGAGATATTGTAATTTACAAATTAAATATATTTCCTAAATTAAAAGAATATTATAAGGTAGTTGGAAAGGGTTTATGGGGAGCATTAGCTATCCTGTTTTCAGTTGTATTATCATTAATAGGAATACATGTTTATAGAAATATTAAAATATTCTAAACGACAAACTCTTGAATATATGGTATCATGTTTTCTTTATGCATATATAACCAATGAAGCGTAATACTATTCTCTATATTTTCTGCTAAATCATATTTATCTTGACCACCAATATTTTTGATTTGTTTACGTATATCTTTTAATATAGGTAGTTTACCAATACCTTTTTCAAAATTTGTAAAATTTTTATACATCGTTTTTAATTTTGTTTCGTAAGGTGCTCTCCAATCAGGTCCAGTATCTATTTTAAGTTGTGCTACTACGTAATGTTTATTTTCTAATTGCGCAACACCCCGCTTTATTAATTTATTCGTTCTCATATCAATACCATTATAAACCCAGTAACTCTCCTTCATTTTAACTTTTTCTTTTCTTAAACGATCCAATGTATGATTTTCATAAAATATATCATTTTCATAAATCATATCTTCAGGGAAAAAAACTATATCAACCCGGTTAATGCTTTTCCTTATATTCAAATTGAGTTCTAATACACTACTAGTTATAGGGACTTTATAAGGATTATGAATTTTTCCAAATAACTGATACATATTTAACCAAACTACCCCCTTGAATAATTCTGTAATATTTAAACAAAATTTACTATAGGATTCGTTATATTTCTGACCTTTTTCCATTTGATACTCATGTAAATATTCGCAATCGACATTATTACAAACATCTAGTTTAAATGCTGCACTTATACCTTCCCTATTCTCTCCATCACTTTCAATTAATTGTTGTTTACGTTTTTCTTGATTTTCAATATATTTATTACACTTCTTAATATTGCGATTATCTCCTTTTTCAGTATATTTGTCTAAATCTTTTTGCTTTTCCATAATACGCAAATCTATTTTATACAAAGCATGTTTTAAACTGACATCTTTTTTAGATAATTCACCATCTTCAACTAAATATGATATAAAAAATAGATATAATTTTTGTAATGGATTTAAATCTTCCAGTTTTTTTCTCTGACCTAATGAACTATTTAATATACTTATAGTCATACACAAACTATTACATTTTATTTCCTTTACTATATCTTTATTATTCAATACTTTCCAACCTCTACTAAAACCAGTTTTCAAATAAGGTAATAATATATAATCTTCTTTATCAAGTAAGTCATGATAAGAAGATGTTAATGTTTTATAAGCATGATTTAATAATTCTATATATTTTTTAGCTTCTCGTCTATTGCGAATACTGCGCTTTTGTTTGTTTGTTTTACTGCGTTTTTGTCTCTTCGTCTTGCGTTGTGTTTTTGCCATATATTTATATAATGTATATAAAATATTATTATGGATTCAGAAATAAAATCAAAATTAAATAGTTTAGAATATAAACTGATTGATTTAGACGTAAAATTAAATAAGATTTTAGAATTGTTAGAAAGTGATGTTCAACCTAACTGTAAGAAAATGAGTTCTCATATAGATTTTGTAGACGGTGTATATGAAACTGTAAAAAGCCCTCTTGGATATATCTGTAGTAAAGTAAGTGTTCAAAGTGGAAATAAAGAAGAATATAGTTTAACCGATAAAAAATAATTTATTGTAAGCTTTTTAGGAGTTCTTCATAAAATTTACGATTATTTTTCTTACTGTTATTCTTTTTCAAGTATCGAAATATATAATAATCATCTTTCACTAATGATATATTCATTGTAGTTGTTTTTAATGTTACTTTCATTTCTGTAATTTTAATGACTATACCTTTTTTATAAATCTTACCAGATGATTTTTTGACACATACTAACCTATCATTTAAAAACAACGTTTCTAAATCTTGAACGTATTCATGGTTTGATAAAACTTTTGTAGATTCATGTGGTAAATATTGTAACAATACTTTTTGTTTATCATCATATATTTCAAGGATGCTTTTCAATGGTTCCATTTATACATTACTTATTTATTTTATCTTTGAATAATCTATAGGATACAATAATTATAGAAACATAAAATAAGTAATCATAATTGATAAAATCAAATACACTTTCAAATTCAAATTCATGATGAGAATTGCTCATATTAAATAAACATTCAGATAAAATATATCTTGAAATAATAGTTATCAATAATAATATTAATACAAATATTTGATTATGAGTTTGATTGAAATATAGTGAACCAAAAATTAATGTAGTAGTAAATAATATATGAGAAAGTTGTATTTTGTCTAGATTTTTATCACTTTCTCCACTAAGCAATATAAGTTGACCAATTATCATCAATGATAGTAATATTTTATCATGGGATTTACTATGAATGAATAAAAATAGTGTTAATATATTTGTTATTATAGCGGGATAAATTAGATTGATACTATCACTCATTTAAAATTATATAAATTAATATAGATAATTATGATTAAAGATATAACAAAGATTAGAGAATTATTAATAGATTATGTTGAGGTAGAAATGCCATATGATTTCGATAAAGGATGCGATATCCAATATGTAACATGTGGTTTAGATAGTGAAGGTAATATAGATATTAATACAGAATCTTTTTTCCCAAATTGTAAATTTATCCGCAGATGTAATGATACTTTAATAGTTGAATCTAATGGATTAACAAAACATGTCCCAATTTATAGAAGAGATAAAGTTGGGAATATTATTTATAAGAGTCGTTTTTTTATCTTAGAAGAAAATGAAAATGGGATAGTTAACAATCAAATGGGTGGGGGGAAAAGAGAAGATATAAGAGAATTAAAAGACACGATTGAATATCAACAAAGTATCATAGAAAAATTAACCGAAAGGATAAAATATGTTGAAATTGAAAAACATGAGGTTCAAGGACAGATATCAACTTATGAAGAATTATTACAAGAGGGTCGTTATAAACTCAAAGAATTGAGTTTAGAACTTCGAGAAAAAACAGATAAATTAAATCATTATGAAGAAATAATACCTAAATTAATTAATAGTCGTAGATAATATTTACATGGGGTGATGGTCCCCATACACGTGTTCTACACCCTCTAAATAACTATCATCTTCATGTCTTTTTGGTAATCCTCTTTTAACTCGCAAAAACAGATCTTGTAATTCAGGTTTATGAAGGATACTTCTTTCGATTTTTGTGGGATCACTATAACTATAATAAGGATTTCTTAAATCATGTGAATCTTTTTCTAATTCTTCCGCATAGATACTATTAATATCTTCTTCCGGGAAAGCACCTGGTATTAATCTGAATTGTGATTCAATGTTTGTATCAAAATCATAAGATTCTTTACCTGGATCATCCTCGCAAATAGGTGAGTGATAAAAATGATCGTAACTTCTTATCTTGTTAACATCTAAAAATGCGCTAAATGTTCCTTTTAGAGGTAAACTGACTTGATTTCTTTTCACTCTGTAATTACTATTTGGAAATCGTTTGAATGGATAACCAGGAGTAGATTCTACTTCTTGTCTACAAGCATAAAACTGAGTATCATCCGGTTTATTTGGATCTGCTAGATTTCTTTCATATATCTGTGTATTCGAGTTTGTATAGTTTTCTGTATAATTCTGACAAAAAATATACAATAAACAAAATAATAATATTAAAACATGTATTTTCATAAACACTATAATTATGATTAGATAATAGTTTATTAATTTAACTACCCGTACTTCCGAATCCACCATTACCCCTTTCAGAGTCTGACAGAGTATCTACGAGTGTTAAGTTAATGGGTTCAAGAAAACGACCGCAAATCTGAAATAAACGCTGACCCTTTTGAATCTGATATGATTCATTTGAAATATTATCTACAACTGCCATTATATTTCCACGATAACCCGCATCAATGATACCAACACTATTTGCTAACCGAAGTGGTGTTTTACTAATACTTGAACGCGGATAAAGATAATAACATACATTTCTCAAATCGTTGTCTGATAGACCCTCGCACTGAATCTTGAGATCAATCTTAGCAGTTTCATTGGGGAGGATAGTTAAATCGCCTGGACAGTATAAATCTAATCCAGCATCACCCCTGGACTCCCGATTAGCATTGGATGTTTCTAACGCATCATCGCGATACAGTGCCTCGACTTCATCATTGAGTGCTCTTAGTAGTAACTTCATATTTAATATTTTATCTGTTTGTATTTTTAAGTAATTTAATCAAATTTAATTACACTTTCATAAATATCATGTAAATTTTATGATATTTGTTCATTGGCAATTATATGATTAAATGTTTAATCTATTGGTATTTAGGAAGACGGTGTCTGAGAAGGTGTGAATCAGTTGCCTCCTCCAAACATACTAAAAGTAGACATCCTGCTACCCCTTCTCCCTTCACCCTCGCCACCACCTCATCCGCCTCTCATAATCTTCTTTGTTCGTTTATTACGATAAGTTTTTCTCTTACCGTTTCTGGTCTTCCCTTTTCTTGTCTTCCCTTTTCGCAGGGAAGCTTTACGCGAAACCCTATTTCGCGATTTATATGTTTTTCTATGTGTTTTTCTTCCAACCCGTTTTTTCATAGATCTTCTTTTCGCCATATTTTATACTATACTTTAGATAATATTTTCTCTACACTGTGGACAAGAATTATTATTCTTTAACCATGGTAAAACACAGGTCACATGAAACACATGGTTACAATTTAGGCGAACTATTTTATCTTTTTTAACGTAACCTTCAAGACATATACTACATTCATCCAACAATAAATTATCTGTTGAATTAATCTTTCTAATATTTAATTTACAAAGTTTATATTTATCTTTACAATCTTTATAACATTGTTTTATCACAAGATGTAATGATGGATAACAAGAAATAAAAAACACGATACCTAACATTGTATAAATTGTAGAACTGCTATAATCACAACAGGGTTCATCTGTGTTATTATGAGTATTATAAAAGTGATCCATGTATTACTAAATCATAATATAATCTTTTAATCTGTATCTACATTGGGTGAAAGACACAATTTAATATGACCTAAATTCGCAACATCATAGCGAATTACCAATGGATAATCATTTTTAATATAAAGATGAATTAAATTACATAAATTAGTACACTTAGTGAAAAGTGAAAGATATTTTAGAGAAAATACACCCTGAATAGGAAGTTCTGGACCAGAAGATTTAGAGAAATTTAGACCACCCTGAGTTTCGTATAATATGGTCTCTTGATTTGCAAAATCACCTTCACATCCCAAGATTAAAGAATTTCCAACGCTCTTAATTTCAATATTTTCACCAATGTTTGTCATGTCCCTAATAAGTTTCTGAAAATCACCTGATGGCAGAGTTAGTTCAGTTTCAAATTTAGCAGGCGGGATAGTTAATTCTCCTTCGGACATATCAATCAGATTCATTTTAAATGTTGTTTGAGTGTTCTTTTCAGCATTGTTAACCTTAATTCCAAGTTGATTTGGATTTTCTTTTTCAACAAAAAGTGACAGTGTATCATTATTACTCATCGCTTTAATCAACTTAAATAAGTTCATCATATTCACACCAATGGTCGTTTTCTTTTCACAGTGGAAATATTCAAAATTCTCACTGTGTAACTTCATATGAATTAATACAATTTGAGATGTATCTGTCGCAATTAACTTGATACCAGTCTTGTCAAAAATGATATTTGTATCGGTTAAAATTTCTTTTAGTGATTCAATGAGTACTCTAAAGGCTCCAGACTGAACCGTCTTGATATTAAAAATATATTTATCTTTATCTTCGTTCATTTTAATAATTGTAAGTATGAAAATATTCTTTAAATATAAACTTAATTTTAAATATAAATTTATTTAATATTAGTATAAAATGAATTTATTACAATGGTTGCGAATTTTATTATATTTTGTTCAAACAATAATATCGGGATATTTGTTCTTTTGGTATTTACCAAGTAACATAACATCTGATAAACCAGAAACTTGCCCTACTCAAGATGAAGGAAGCGTAGAGAGCAAATTCTTTTATAGTTGGATTGATAAATGTGATATCACATTAGAGAATGATAGTAAAAAATATATTTCCTGGTTATTTTATGGCGTAGGAACAATAAAGCTATTATTTGATATAATGATGTTATATATGTTAACTTTTGATGGAGGGATAAAGAAAAGAGTTCTGAATAATACTAATCCAACCAATACAACTAACCCCATTTAAAAACAAATCATTAATATTAATTGTTGATATAATATGAGTGAACCTTGTTTCATCTTAAAAGAATATATTAAATATCATGACGAAAACGTTAAAAAATATGGAGAAAACACTGTAGTATTAATGCAAGTTGGGTCTTTTTATGAAATATACAGTGTTCAAAATGATACTATTAATGTAGGTGCTGACATTTACAAACTAGCTGATATTCTAGGAATTCAAGTTGTTCGTAGAAATAAGAGTGTCCCTGAAATAAATTATGATAATTTCTTAATGTCTGGTTGGAACATGTATGCGACCGAGAAATTTCAAAAGATATTATTAAATAACAACTATACAGTTGTCTTTGTTGATCAGGTTTCTGAACCACCTAATCCCGAAAGGAAGATTACAAATATTATCAGTCCAGGGACCATGATTGAAAATTATAATAACAATGATAATAATAATTTAATTTCTGTTTATATTAATCGTTATCCACAGCAATATGATAAGTATATTTATGTAGTTGGTCTTTCTGTCATAGATGTGTCTACTGGTCAGAATTATGTCCATAAAATAATATCATCTTTAAACGATAGTAGTATATGGAGTGACGAACTTTTTCGATTTATTCATTATTATTCACCAAAAGAATGTATTTTCCATGATGACGCTAATTTAAGTAAAGAAGAAGTATGCAATACGTTTCAATTGAATTCACAGACACTTCATTATAATTTATATAAAAATAAAGATTTTAAGAAACCATCTTTTCAGAATGAATTTTTAAAGAAAATTTTTAATTCTGGATTCTTAACTCCCGTTGAATATTTAGGTTTTGATGAATCTGAAATGACTCTCAGTTATATTTATATGATTCAGTTTATCCATGAACACAAACTTGAAAATTTAAATCATTTACCTAAACCAGAACTAAAATGCGATGAAAAGAAATTAATTCTTAGCAACAATACTATTTATCAGTTGTATCTTGTACCAAATAAAGAACACGAATCTGAAAAATATAATTCATTATTGAGTATATTAAACAAATGTGATACAGCAATTGGTCGAAGGTTATGTAAGAACCGATTATTATATCCTATTTTAGATAAAGATGAACTCAAAAGCAGATATGAAGTGATTGAAAACTTTCAAAAAGAAAATTTATATAATTCATTGAAACCTTCTTTAAAAAAGATACTTGATGTTGAAAAGTTACATAGGAGAATGGGTCTAAATTTACTATCTCCATATGAATTTTTTAATATTCATACTTCTTATAATTATCTGATTAAAATCATAGAAAAGATAAATAGTTCATTACCAGAGGTAAATGAAAACTATAAAATGACTATCCAGAAGTTAGATTGCTTCATGGATGATTACAAAAATGTATTTCAAATTGATGAATTAGAGAAATATTCACTAACAAATATGATTACCTCTGTATTTCAAAAAGGTATCCATGAAGATTTAGATGAACTACAAAATAGTATTGACAATGGACTAACAAACATTAATTTATTTTGTAATAGTTTGAATAAATATATTGATCCGAAGAAACAGGGATGTATTAAACGCGAAAACAATGATAAATATGGATATCATTTGTACGTAACGGATAATCGTGCGAAGACTTTTCAGAAATCTGTAAAAAATTTAGTAAATACCGTTGTAAAGATAGGTGAATATACATTAGATTTACAAGATATTAAATTTACAAAAAGAGGCGGTAATACTCATATGGAATTTCCTATCCTAAGTGAGATTACCAATAAATATTCATCTGATAGATTAAAAATTCAAGGTATCAATAAAGATTATTTTCAAAAGAAATGTTCTGAATATTATAATTCTTATAGAGGATTATTTGACAGTATTGTAGAATTTATTGGATTTGTTGATTTGAATAGCTGTCTAGCTAAGATTAGTATAGAAAATGTTTATTGTAAACCTGAGATTATGAATTCAGATAAGAGCATGTTTACAGCAAAAGATATAAGACATCCTATAGTTGAAAGAGTTCAAACAGAGGTTGAGTATATACCAAATGATGTAGCTTTAGATGAGAACGGAATACTATTATATGGAACAAATGCTTGTGGTAAATCAACCCTAATGAAGAGCATTGGTTTAACTCTTATTATGGCACAGGCTGGATTCTTTGTTCCATGTAAAGAATTTATATATTCCCCATATACTCAGATATTTACGCGAATTTTAAACAATGATAATATTTTCAAGAGACAGTCTTCATTTGCTGTGGAAATGAGTGAATTAAGAGGTATTTTAAAAAGAGCCGATAATCATTCGTTGGTTTTAGGAGATGAAGTTTGTTCGGGGACCGAAACAACTTCAGCATTATCGATTGTTTCGGCTGGATTAAAAACATTAAGTGATTTAAAATGTTCATTTATTTTCACTTCTCACCTTCACCAACTCATGGATATTCAAATTGTGAAAAGTTTAGATACACTTCAAGTATTTCATCTCAAAATTGAATATAATCTAGAAACAGAAACTCTCATTTACAAACGTAAACTAGAACTCGGGTCTGGACCCGCAATCTATGGATTAGAGGTATGCAAATCATTGGATTTAGGTGATGAATTTATATCTCTCGCAAGAAATGTTCAAATGGAAATCAGTGATATAAATCAAACGCTAGTAAATGAAAAAAAGAGTAATTATAATAGTGATATTTTAATGGATATTTGTCAAGTGTGTAAAGGAAAATCTGAACATACACATCATATTAAAGAACAGTGTACAGCAGATAATAATGGAATAATAGATAATCATCATAAAAATATTTCACACAATTTAGTTCAATTATGCGAATCTTGTCATCATAAAGTTCATAATGAAAATCTTAGAATATATGGTTATATACAGAGCAATGAAGGTATTAAGCTACATTACGAATATATCAATGTAAATCATGTAATGAATACAAAAAAGAAATTCAGTAAAAAGGATTTACAGACTATTTTAAATTACAAAAATGATATTGATAATAAGAAACTAAAGAAAAGTAATCTTATTAAAAAGTTGGAAATTGATCATCATATTCAGATATCTGGTTCAACACTTAATAAAGTCTTAAAGGGCGAATATTAAAACATTATAAAAATACATAATGAATAGATTAATACGAAAGCATAATTAATATCTAATGTTTTCCATGTCCATAAGTCTCTTCTATAAAATGGATTTGCTAGAAATCCAAATAATGAATTAAGATTCATAGATATAATTCCACTTGAATCTGGTCTGAATAATATTTGACCAATTGAATATTCGCTATAAATTACAAATGTTAATGTAAGAATTCCTATAAAAAATAAATATTTAATTATTTCCATTGATTTAATTTTCTATACTATAACTATAAATGTTTTACAATAAAAATTTAATTGTTGTGGTGATTGCAATATTTTTAATATTATGTGTATTGAAAGATGATACTTCTAAATTAATGGTCGGTATTGGCACTCTATTTTTCTTATATAAGAATGGATTTACCTTTAAAGAAGGATTAGATGGGGTTGATGTAGTTGACACGGTTAGAGCAGAAGGAACTAGATTAGGATTCAAACCTGAATTAGGTAGTCAAAAAAACACTATCATCGGCAATAATACTGTCACTTCTAAAGGCGCAAAACCGGGTAAAGTAGTTAAAGCACCAACCGTTAATACTGGTCCATACGATGGCCTGTGTCTTAAGACGGGCAATGATGAATACTGGATGAAATCTCCGGATGAGACTTCTTTAGTTCCCAATGATACATTATATACTTATTTATCCAGTCAAGGTCCTATTAAGATGAAATTATCCGATCAAGCCGCATTGAGTGGTCCACCAGTTGATGGTGTCGCCGGTTCATTTGAAAAGAAGTTCATGTTTGCAAATAATGTAGCCAGTCCATTATGCTGCCCTAGCACCTTTTCTACCAGTACTGGATGTGTTTGCACAACTAAAAATCAAAGGGATTACATCGCTGGTAGAGGAACTCCTCTAACTTTGGGTGGTGTTGGTGCTAAAGATGAAGTATAAGTTTAAATTTATTTAAATGTAATTAATATAATTCTTATAAATGAAAAATAAGAATTGTCCTATTTGCGATAAAAACATGATATATTATGATAGATATCCCAAAATGGTATGTCATGAATGTTCTGAAAATACATTGACACATGATGGTGAAAATATTAAGTTTTATAATAAAGATCATACGGGTGGTTTTATCTCAATTGTAAATGATGTTAAAGGTGAAATGCATGATTGTTATATTAATAATCGTAAATGCTATGCTGATGAGGCGAGATTCGGTGGTATCGTTGTTCAATTATCTGAGTAACATACTATGTATCTTTTCATATGCTTCTCCGTGTTGTTTATCATATACATTTAATCTCGATACTCTATCTCTTTCAGTTTTTTCTTCTAAAGCCTGTTGTTGGGCTAATCTAATTTGATCTTGTTCGGTCATTTGATATGAAACATTACTTCTCTGTGCTTTGATACCTTTTACACTATTGGCTCTCCCATTAGTGTCTACAGAAGTTGGATCGATTAACATGCTCCCATCTGTAAAAGCTTGTTTATAATCCGTATAAGTTAAATTATCAGATTGACCGCTAAAATCAGTAATTTTACCTTGCCCCAATGTCATAATACTGTCAGAATTAGATATTGACATTTTAACTTCAGGATCTTTATATTTGATGAGTGAATTTTGAGGATTCTTTTGTGCTTGTTCTCGTTTATAATTTTCGAATGTAGCATTAAACATGTCTTTATTGAATCCACTTTGAAACATTTTTGTTTGACCAGATTCTAACGCCGGATTTTCATTAATCCAATCACCATAACCATCATCATATACTTCGGGTATCTTATTTTGTTCATATATTTGATTAAAAACATCAATGTCAAACTTTTCTGTCATTTTAGTATTTAGTTTAGGTGTATTAGCTTGCTGTGAAAAAAAATCTTTGGCATTACCTCTTAATTCATTGTGACTATGACTATTTTCTTTTTCTTTTAATTTCTTCTGTAGAAGACTAAATGCGATAGATACTTGTTGAAATGCTTGCGGTGATCCACCTCTATCAGGGTGTGCTTTCATTGCTGCTTTTAGATAAGATTTTTTAAGTGTCTTTTCATCATAATTCTTACTTACACCCAATATTTTGTATGGATCAAGTTTGTTTTTCGCTGAGGGTAATTGAAGTTGTGTATTTGTAGTTTGAGATCGTGATGAAAATTGATTCTGGTATTGTTGTGCTTGCTGGTATTGTTGTGGTTGCTGGTATTGTTGTGCTTGCACTTGTTGAAATTGATTCATATCGGATTGAAATAACGTGTTGGGTGGTATTTGCTGTTGTTGCATCTGGTTTTGTAAGTTATTATTGAATAAACTATTTATCTGCTGTTGTTGCTGGTAAATCATGTTTTGTTGTTGCTGAATATAAGAAGAATATAATTCAGCATATTGAGCATCTTTACTTGGTGTTTGACCCATATTATTAATTAATTAGATTAATAAAATAAAAATTAAACTTTAAGGGATAGAAATTATTATGTTGGACAAGAAATACTACCATCCGTAAATAAGTGTTCCGCGCCACAAGTCAATGTTTCACCAAAAAGCCATTCCCATGGTTTTTGCCAATCACTATTATCACAATCAACAAATACTTCATGAGAATGAGAACCGGGTTGTGTTTTGCAAATTCCTGGATCATCTTTATGATCTTTCATTGGATAACAGTACGCATGGCGACATGCTTTTTGGTGACAGTAATTTGTAGTAAAATTACATAATCCTGTTTCTTCATTATAATAATTAGGTCCTAATACTCCAGGACTTATATTATCGATTTTTTCATTTGCTCCATTAAATACTCTATCTATATTTTCCTCACTTTTAGTATAGTGACTATATCTTTGATTAATCCATTTCATCCCCCTAGTTGAATATCTACATATTGTATTCACAAGACTGGATGAAGGATAATACAATGGAAATTCTTCTTTATTAGGAAATTCTCTATATTTTACATCGCAGTCTTGTGAAGTTCCATCACTTCGGCATCCACTATAATCTCTGTAGATATTAGATACACTAATAACTAAATCATCCAATATACATTGTTTAGTTGGATCTCCCGCTGTCTGACACGGTACTCCATGATTCCTACTTTTTAATAAATTTTGAAGTGCTTTTCCACCAACACCATTAAGAGTTGCAGGCCCATTTATTATTAAATTTCCGTTAGCCAGTGTCAATAATGTTTCTTTGGTTATTATATATGTGCTAAGTGGAGGCATGCCATCTATTCCATTATTCCATAAATCCGGTAAATTTGTCTTACCGTCAGTTGGATCACCATTATATAATACAATTTTTTTATTGCCACTGGAATCTTCTACTGTAGTAATTCCTCCATTTTTACAATATCTGTAAATATATTTCCATAATTGAATTTGTTTTAATTCCGATATATTATTTGCTACACTTTTTATTGTATCCGGCTCATCGTTATTAATTTGATTTATAACATCTGGATCGCTGTAGTATATTTTTTCTAAATTTTTATGTATTGAACCATATTCATTATCATAATTATTTAAAAATGTACAATAATTATTATCAGTTGTTTCATCTGATGCTTTTTTAGCCGCAGAAGTATCTATATTATTTCCTTTTAAAGCAACTTGACTAATCCCCGCATTAACATAAGTTGACCAACCGACATATGCTCTATATATAATTTGAAACGGCAAAGCATTTGAATCCTGGGAGTTTTCTATTATCGATAAATAAGATAATGGTAAGAAATTTGGTTTAGATCTATCATGAATTGATCCGGCATCAGTTGAATCTCTAATATATTTTTTTATATCATTATTAGATACAAATGCTTGATAATGACAAGGATCTCCTAGATCTAAAAGAAATCCAAATCCTGCCAGTGGATCCATAACTGATTCGACCGTTTCAAGCATTAATTTTTCAGCTATAACACTTAATATACGTTTCAATACTAATTCATCCATTTTCTTAAGACCCGCTTTTGCTGCTGTTATCCCTGCACTAAATGCGACCATGGTACCCAACATTTCTCCCGCTACTTCAGCATAGTTTTTAACTGCTGAAGATGTAGATTCATCACCAGTATTAACTTTTCCACAATCAGGTTGAGATACACAATTATTACCATCATAACCACACCCACTTGCGAAACAATAATATTTTTTATCGCCTTCACCGCTGCTGTAATCACTATTAATTACATTACAATCTGGTGGAGAATTATCAAACCCTTCATTGCCAAAAACTGTATCATACGGATGTAACAAACAAGTTCCATATTGAGTGATTCCACCAGTATTATTATCATCAAAACAATTATTTGAATCTAAACTATTGTAATATACATCAATCAGGAGATTGGATTGTTTTGTAATATCATCACCGGGATTATCGCATGAGGATGGGGTTGAAGAACCATTATCTGAAAAACAACTAATACCTATTATAATAAGGATACCTAATACTATCATAATTAGCACCATGCCTATAATTCCTCCAGATTTACCTCCACCCATTTGACCATAGCCCATATATGAATCCATCCCATATTCATTATAAGATACACTACTACTAGATTTTGAAGAAGCCAGATGGAAAAAATTCCAAATATTCATTATAAAATATAGTAAGATCATTATGGTAGCACCACCTGCTAACACAGATAAATCAGTATTATTATCTCCTCTAGCATATAAAATTATACCGACTATACCCATGATTATTAAATTAGGTAATAGCAACCACCACGTGGAGTGACCATGTCCTTTATCATCAGATTTATCAAATAACCCAATGAACCCTGTAATTAATCTAAATATGAAGGGTATATTAAATAATACAAAAATCACTATGAAAGCATAAAATATCCATTCTAATATCTTTTCAACACCTTTCATTAAACAGGATGATACTTCGTCTGTTGATGTTCCTACCCGACTAGTCCAACTCGTACAACATTCATCTTCAGTTTCTGATTTACACCCACTAGATTTTAAATCTATAATATCATCTGTTCCAAGAAATGATAAGTTAATTAACCCAAAAAAAACATTTTGATTTAATACATCTTTACATGTTCTACAACAAGATTTAGGTTCTTTTCTATCACAATACTGACATCCAGGTGAATATGGGGCAACTGGACTCTGCGTACATTGTTCTTTTGTTCTTTCATAATTACATTTACATTGATCTTCTGTCTGAGTATCGCCGGCAATTAAACTAAAATATTCATATGCTAAAAATCCAGCTAGTAATAATTTTATAAGTGACCTCATTAATTTCCATGGAGACTCTGATTTACTCTCTTTTGCGTCATCTTTTATGTTTTCTTTCATTTTATTTTTTGTCTCTTTTTTTGTATCCTCATTTTCAATCGCATCTCTTTCTTCTTTAGGTGCTTCACTTAGTTTTTTCCCTTCACCCTCTAGTTTTGGGGGTCTCTTTGTCGGATCGTATGGATCATCGGGGAGTCTTGAATATCGGTTTCCTTCCGGATCAATGAATCCACCTCCGTCCCGATGCCACCCATCCGGTAATTCTCCTTCTCCTGGTTCAAAATCAGGCATACTTAATAATACTAACAAATATTTTATTATTATTAATTATGTTAAACTAATATTTACAAGATTACTTTCACTCGCAAAATGTATAAAAAATAGTAAATATACTGAGCAGACACCCGATATTACGCAAAACACAACACATAATTCACAACATAATTTACCATCACAGTTTTTAAATATCATTTTCCTTTCTTCATCAACTAATAATAATGGATACATTTCTTATAATGATTCGCTATTATCCTCTAAATGATTTGAATATTTCACACCAGCGTAAAACGATAGAGCACTCGCCCCAGATAAAAAAATTATAATACCTAAACACTTCATCATCCTTGACCCACATCTATTTGATTTATTTTCAAAGGTTAATAGATTTTCTCCGCTCTCTGAAACAGCTGTTTTTCTTAAAGCTTCCATTTTAAATATAATATTTATGTAACTTTTAAATATTTTACTGATTTACTGAATTCTATCTTCCGGTTCCAGATAATCATAACCTAGAAAGCCAAATATCTCTTTTTCTTTCCGAAAGACTTTATCTACAATTTCACCACTATCTGTATGTTTGATACTATATTCATTCATCGTATATCCCTGCTTCAAAGCATCGTCCCTCATTCGAACATTAAAGTCTCCTGATCCAGTGAAATATAAGATAGCAAATGGATATTCACTTGGTTTGGTATACATGATATCAATACGCCTGTGACATGGTGAAATATCAATCTTACCCATCCCCATGTATTTCTTTTGGCCTCTCGCTAACATACAAGTAAGGTATCCTTCCTCAGTCAATGTATCAATAAACTTTTCATATGATTTCTTATTTGGTGCCTTCAATAGCAAATCAATATCACCACTATCCGGTCGCTTTCTCCGATAAGACCCTGCGATTGTAAGTTCCGCTCTCAGATCAATCTTTTTTAGAGTATCTTTAAGATAAACTTCATGCTTTTGAATTTCTTCATATGGGATCCTAACTTGCATATCATCATAATAGTGTAATCCTTTCAGTTGAGTGTCATTTAGATGATTTTGGATATTCTCACATTTTCGTAGATCATCAATACATCTGAATCCAACACTAAACAACTTCTTCGCATGTTGCTTACCAACACCATGAATCTTTAGGAAATCTTCAAGTGGAGATTTCTTATCTTTTATCTTTTCATACTCCTGGAGAGTCCCTGTATCAACTATTTCCTTAATACGATCAATTGTACCCTGACCGATACCCTTGACTGATTTCAGATGTTTCGAGTCTAATTCAGTGTCTTTTGACAACTCTTTGAGTGCTTTATTTACATTCATATATGTCTTTGCTCTAAATGTATCATAATTTCCCTTGTAATACTTCTCCAGATAATTGAAAATAGAGACAACTTTATCTAGAACCTCTCTGCTATCAGCGTCAACCACATGCTCTTTCACAATAACATCATCTCTAATCCTCACATATCTACCAAATCGTGGAACACCCTTATCGGTAAATCCCGAACATTCATATGTAATAATTGTTCCTATAGGATGAGTTCGCTTGTAGTTCTTGCGGATCTTATCATCCATCCCAGAAAGCGTAAATATATGATCATCATCTTGGTCAACACTCATATATGTGTCATGATTCTTCAAAGGTCGGCAAATGAAGCTACCCAACATACCATTGTATTTGCTATCAGGATCTCCCATTTTGTAGTCAATAATTTCGGCTTCTCGGTCAAACGTAGGCTTAACTTTCAACATATAAGAAGACCGACCATCGCAATAAGCTGATAGAGGATGTTTTATCATAACACCTTCTCCACCATTGTCAATAATATTCTGATAAAATTCCTTCATCATCTTTTCTCCAGTAACACGCTTCTGCTCCGCGAAGACTAAAGGTGGTCCGATATCCGTATCATCTGGGATGTAGAATTCCTCATTCTTGAGTCTTAATGCCCATGACTTACTTGTAAAATTGACAATACGCTTCAGATCCTTAAGTCTTTCTACAAATCCACCTTCTCCATTGTTAATATCATACACTTGATATTGAATTTGGAGCCATTCTTCTGGTATAGGGACTTTCTTCCGAACAATCCCCATAAGTTGGAAATTATCTCTTCCCGCCCATAGTTCGCCATCTAATATTTTCTTACCTAAGAGTTCCGGTGGAGGCATTGATTCAAGGAACCACTCTGGAGGGATGAAAGGTTTGCCGTTACGCGAATAAAACTTACCTACAGGACCATCACCATCATCTTCATAACAGAATAGAGCTCTGTATCCATCGAATTTCTCTGATATAATCCATCCCTTAGGAGGTTTAGCATACTTTGAGTCATCCTTCTTCAAAGTCATTCCAATCTCCCATTCTTTCGCGAGCATGACATTCATCTTTTTCGTGGTCATTATTATCAGTGTATTTATACTTAACTATGTATCACATGTTTAAATCAAATTTATCTCTTTTAAATTTCGTTCTCTATAAAGTTTTTTTTAAGTTTAAAAATATGGAATGATATATTTAGTTATTTTAATATGGATATCAACATTACAAAATTATCCGATAAAGAAATAGCGGGGATATGCTTAAAATATAATATTATTCAAGCAAATGAATTAAGAAATCATACAAGGGAGCAAGTAATTGGTGAGATTCAAAAATGGGTTCAATACAAAAAAAATACTTACAGACAAAGAAGACATTCTTCGCCAAATATTTCTATGAATTCTGTAGATCCTCTCATTAATTCACAAACAGATAATAAAATTATAAACTCACAACCGAGTTTGAAACGCAGTACTTCACAGCAATTTAATATTCAAAAAACTAATAATCCATCAACTTCACCGCCAAAACCAACAGTTAATCGTGAAAGAAGAATGTCCGAACCTTTCACCGAAAGAGAGAAAGATGTAGCAAGAGAAGATCATCAAGCAAAAAAAGTGTACAATAATCATCAAGATGAGGTAAAAAAAGTGGTTCACCAAGATCCTAATATGGATAAATATGATCAGATAGGTATCTATCCAAAGGTCAAACGTCTGATTGCAGTGGGTGATTTACACGGTGATCTTAGAGTCACATTAATCGCATTAAGATTAGCTAAAGTTATTCCAGATAATATTTTCCCATACAATGTTGATAAGATATCATGGTGTGGGGGGGATACATGGGTAATTCAATTAGGAGATCAGATTGATAGATGTAGACCAGATAATTGGAAAAAGAATTGTATTGAAGATTTTGATGATGTGGTTGAAGATGAAGGAAATAATATGATGATAATCCAATTGTTCCAAAGATTAGATGCGATGGCTAAACTACAAGGTGGTAGAGTTTTAGGTATGATAGGTAATCACGAATTAATGAATATAGATAGAGATTTTAGATATGTTTCACCAAAAGAATTTTTGGAATTTGTTCCGCCGAATGAAAGAAATAAGAAATACACCGACGATGGTTATCCCTATGGATATTATCATAGATTAAAGGTATTTGAAAGAGGGGGTAATATAGCGAAACACTATGCGATACAAAAAAAGAGTATTACAGTGATTGGCAAGAATTTATTTGTTCATGGTGGTTTAAGTCATGATTTAATGAATAAATATAGTATACATGAGATCAATCAAATTGTTCAAAAATGGTTGTTAAAACAGTGTTCAGAAAAAGAAGATAAAATATTTGATGAAATATTTAGGGATGATGATGATATGTCTCCATTTTGGTGTAGATTGTATTCAGAAGATGATGGATATGGTGAGAATACTGAACAGGGTTATAATGAACTTTTAAGAATCATTAATTCGCGAAATAAACTTATTGAACCTATTAGCAGGGTTGTTGTTGCTCATACTCCCCAATTTATGGAAGATAAATATATGAATTCGCTATATGGCGAAAGATTATGGAGGATAGATGTGGGAATGAGTAGGGCATTCGGTCAACATGATAACTGCGGGGATAACAAATATAGGCAAATTCAAGTATTGGAAATTTTAGATGATAAAGTATGTAATAGATTAATGGCACCTTATCAAGGGAGACAACCATGTGAGGGAATAGGTGAAAATGCTAATATGGGTGCTGGATTTTTGGCATAATTTACATAAATAATTTATAATTTATTTATAATTTATAATGAATAAAAAATAATTATAATATTATAAATGAAAATTTCAGAAATGTTAAAGGGGGTATTTACGATTGTAAAATATATTATTGTATTTTATTTAATATTGAATCTATTAGCATATATCTATTTTTATATATCACAACCCAAAGAAATGTCCCGTTCAAAAAGACAAGAAACAGCTTTTGATTTAGTTCTAGCAGGGAACGCTCTTCTGTATATGTTATTAACTGATATAGTCCCTTCAACTATAAAAAATAAAGCTAGATCTAATAGTGTTTTACCATATAATTCTGTTTCATCAATCCATCACACAAATGCTTATTAAATCTTATCACAAATCATTCTACAGATTTCTATCTCATGTTCGTTAAACAATTGATTGTAACAATACAATAATTTTATACGCTGCTCTGCTTTTAGAGAATTTATCCTAGAAGAGATATTCTCACAAATAGGTTTTCCATGAAATACATTCCACCCTGACACAGAATATTCTTTTAGAAGAACTTGTTCTTTCCTCAAATCTGATATTATCTTTTTCATGAGAGATTCGTGGCAACGATCCCTAAATCTCTGTATGAGTTCGCGATCAATCTCGCTTTCACTTTTAACGATTGATCCGTAGTAGTCCATCATCCTTGGTTAGATTTTTATTGCTTATATATTCTCTACATTTCTTTAATCAAATTTAAATATCTTTCACACGCTTCTTGTGCTGATATTCTATCGCGATAATCTTGCTCTGTCATATCTCGCAATAAATCAATAGTTTTTTTGAATTCTTTTAATTTTAATATTCTAATTACTGTGTTTATATCTATATTATTGTTATCACAAGCTTCAATTAATATCATAAGAGGAAACATACCAAGTGAATATACATCTATTTTTTTAATGAGTGGTTCTAGTTCAGGTTCGTGCTTATCATTTAATTTATCTTTTAACATCTGAATCCTAATATTATTCATATTTCTACCAAATAGTCTTTCATTGATATATTCAGTAAAAATGTAATTCATACGCTTATCACCATACGAAATATCTGCTATTTCTCGTTTAATTTCTTCTTTGGTTAATTTTGGATAATAAATATATTCAAATGGATATGATTCATATATTCTACCACTATTAAATTCTTTTTTCATTCTAGATATAACGCTTTTGCTATTACGAAATGTAAATGCTAATCCAAAATCTATATAATACAAAGCTTTATCGTTATAGATGATATTGTCTACTTTAATATCATTATGACAAATACCTATTTTTTGCAATTCAATTAGTCCAATAAATAAACTACGCATGGAATGAATCATTTTATAAAATGCTATTTTGAATTTATTAAAACTTTTAATGATATTCTTATTGAAAATCTCTTTGTAATAATCTGTTGATGTAATTCCAATATAATCACCTTGTAATAATTTAAATTTCGATCTTTCATTTGGTACCCTCCTGTTTTTCTTTAAGAAGCATTTCTCAACCTCCGATATTTTTTTTAAATGTTTATAATCTTCTGACATACAATTGCTATCCCATAAAAGACACCATTCACTATAATTTTTAGATTTTTTCATAATCATATTTGACATTTTACCCTCATTTGATGGTATATTACGAAATAATAATTTTGTTTTCCTTTTGGTTTTTCTTTTAGTTTTTCGCTTTGTTTTTTTAGTGGGTTTTCCATTTTTATCACACGGTAGTTGAGGGATAAATATACAACCCTCTCCACCATAGTTTATTAATTTACGTTTATTTTTTTCGGTGCCGGTCATTGTAATATATTACAATAAAAAAAATATAATATAAAATAATATAGACAGATGGTTTTTGGTGGAAGTAAAGAATCATGTCCAAATTATTCTAATGGAGAATTAGATATGGATTATTTAAAATACAATAGCGTGTTGGCAAAAAGAGATGAATCTCATGGTAAACAAGATTTCAATAAAACATGTTTTAATATCTGTGCCACGAACGGTGATGATGGGTCTCCTTCCGGACCTACATATATAGAAAATCAAAGTTGTTCTCCATGTTTAGATGAACAAGGTGAAACAAATAATCCAGCTAGAGGAACAATAAATTATTTAAAAAATGCTGGAAGATACGAAATGTGTAATTCTCAAGATGAGGGTGCTGGAGGTGTTAAAAATGCTAACAACGTCCCTATATGGTATATAAGACAACAAGAAGCCAATCTTAAAGGATTAACAAGAGATCCAAA